AAAGAAAATAAATTTCTTATTGTCGAGCGATCCAACAATGAGAGGGTTGAGCTACCATATCCACGGTATGGAATTGGTGGGTCAGACCTGTCTAGTACCACTGACTTAACCTGCGGCACTGTCATATTTATGTTACCAGGTGACAACACAATATTTACTCTGCAGATGTATTGGCTACCAGAAGATCTATTAGAGAAGAGAGCAAAGGAAGATAAAATACCATATGATGTTTGGTACGAGCAAGGCCTTTTAAGAACAACGCCTGGTAATAGAGTGCATTATAAGTATGTTACTGAATGGTTTCAAGAAGTACAAAATGAATATGACATCTACATACCATGGCATGGTTATGATGGATGGTCGGCGGAATATTATGTTGAAGAAATGAGAAACTATTTTGGCAAAGATGGCATGGAGCCTGTAATTCAAGGCAAGAAAACCCTATCAGGCCCCATGAAGTCTTTAGGGGCAGATTTAGACAAGAAAAGGATTAATTATAATAATAACCCAATTTTAAAATGGTGTTTATCAAACACATCTGTAGACACTGATAAAAACAACAATATTCAACCGGTAAAGACAAGCAATCAAAGAAGAAGGATTGACGGGACAGCAGGCTTGTTAAACGCCTATGTAGTCCTGGAAAGACATTACGAAGATTATGTGACTTTGATATAAGGGAGGTGAAGCCTTGGAGAAAAGAAGTCTATTCAATAAGATATTTGGGAAAAAACGTGATAACAATTCAAAATACACACGATTTGAATTGTTATCGGGCGGAGAAAGTACCTATTCTCCTTGGAATGGTAGAGTGTTCGATAATGATATAGTTAGATCTGCAATAAGGCCTAAAGCAAATGCGGTTGGAAAATCAACCCCTAAACATATAAGAGGCTATGGAGAAGATCTAGTTATCAATCCGGATTCACGAGTCAAAGAAATCCTGCAAAGACCGAACAAGTATATGTCAATGCAGGATTTATTAATGAAATTGATTTATCAAAGAGAGATATACCATAATGCATTTGCTTATAAAAAAAGAGATGCTTTGGGCGGCATAGAAGAAATCTACCCGATCCCTTATACTCATGTGGAATTGCTGGAATATCAAAATGAACTATATGCAAGGTTTAGATTTAGGGGCAGTAAAACAATGACTGTCCCATACGAGGATTTAATTCATATAAGAAAAGACTTTGCAGATAATGACATATTCGGTGATTCTGGCATAAATCCCATAAGTAATTTGATGGAAGTAATTAACACCACTGATCAAGGGATAATAAAGGCTATTAAGAACTCGAATGTTATAAAGTGGCTTTTGAAGTACAATCAAACATTAAGGCCAGAAGATATTAAGAAAAATGCTAAGGATTTTGTAGACAACTATCTATCGCTTGAAAGTGAAACTGTTGGAGCGGCGGCTACCGATGCAAAAGCAGATGTACAACAAGTAGAACCCAAAGATTATGTGCCCAATGCAGTTATAACTAAGAGTTATAAGGAAAGACTATACAGCTATTATGGTGTAAATGACAATATAGTACAGAATAAATATACCGAAGATGAGTGGGTAGCCTTCTATGAGAGCGAGGTTGAACCTATCCTTATACAGCTATCAAATGCTTTTACAAGAGCATTTTTCACTAAAAGAGAGTTGGGATTTGGTAACAGGATAGTATTTGAAGCTACAAATTTATCCTATGCCAGTATGAAAACCAAGCTTGGATTAGTGCAGTTTGCGGATAGAGGGATAATGACACCTAACGAAATAAGGCAAATATTAAATCTAGGGCCTATTGAGGGCGGAGATACGCCTATTAGGAGATTAGATACGGTACCTATTACAGATGGGAAAGGGGATGACAAGGATGGCGATAATGCGGGAGAGTAAAGAAATTAAGAACATTGAAAAGCTTATCAATGATAAGGGCTTTGAATTCAGGGATTTTAGGCTCACACACGTTGAAACCAGAAAAAACGAAGATAACACTGAAAGCTTAATAATTAAAGGGGTGCCTTGTGTCTTTGATGAAGAAACAGTCCTCTACAAAGGCAAGTATTGGGAATTCCGAGAAAAGATAGACAAAAATGCTTTTACAGAAGCTGATATGTCTGATGTTATATTTAACTATAACCACACAGGAAGAGTATATGCCAGGACAAGAAACAAATCATTAGAAATAAAGGTCAAAAAAGACGGGCTGCATATGAAAGCGACATTGAAAAAAGAAGATAGAGGACATGAAGAGTTATACAGTGATATCAAATCTGGATTAATAGACAGAATGAGTTTTGCTTTTACGGTAGCAGAGGATAAAATTGAGGAAATCAGGAAAGATGAAGGGCCCAATATACATCTTAGAATAATAACCAAAATTCGTAAATTGTATGATGTATCTGCAGTAGATATCCCGGCATATGATGTAACCTCTATAAGTGCCAGAGATTTTGCTAAAGCCGAAGAAGAAGCACAGGAACGCATCAGGCAGGAAGAAGAAAAAAGGAAAAGATTAATTTTATTAACACAAATTTAGCACCTGGATAGGTGTTTTTTTAATCCAATTCTAGTGCTGGATAGACTAGAAGAAGCTGGATAGCGTGGATTTCCAAATATGAAAACATTATTTTTAGGAGGTATAACGATGGATAGGATCAGAGAAATCGAAAAAAGGTTAGCTGAAATAAGAGAAATGCTAACTAAAGGTGAAGGCAACATTGATGAGTTAGAGAAGGAAATCAATGATCTTCAAGAAGAAAGAAAAGGGCTGGAAGACAAAGAAAGAAGACAAAAAATTGCAGATAGACTAAACACAGGAGCTATTGAAGGTAGATACATTGATAAGCCGGAAATCGAAGAAGGCGAGGCAGAACAAAGAGCAAGAAGACTTGTAGAAACCGGTACAATGTCAATAAGTGCAGAAGAAACACGCTCAGTTTTATTGAGCACAGGTACACTTGCTAAACCTACTTCGGTAGACGGTATAGCTGAACCTTTTAATGTTATATCGTCTATTGTGGATATGGTTTTTGTTGACGATTTAACCGGAGTAGGGGCACACAAGGAAGCTTACATGAAATCCTGGCAGACCGCTAAGGAAAACACAGCTTATGGTACCGCACCCGACCCGTCCGATCCGGTATTCAGGACCGTAGCAATCACCCCATTTCCGATTGATGTTTTGACGTATGTCGGAAAGAATCTGAGAAAGCAGACACCTCTACAGTACGAAGAGAAGGTAAGAAGAGGTGCATTAATTGCACTGCGGAAAAAGGTTGCCGAATGGATCGTAAAAGGTAATGGCGTAACCCAGGCATATGGCATTTATAATGCGGTAAACACTGAAGATGCTCCCGAATCACTAATTGATGAACTTTTGGTTGCCAAGGATTATAAGATCAACGATAAGACACTCAGAAACATTGTATTTGCATATGGGGGCGATGAAAATATTGGCGGAGGGGCCAAGTTGTTCCTTAACAAAACCGACCTGATCGCCTTTGGCGATGTCAGAGGGACTAGTGAGAAAAAGGCAGTATATGAGATTATACCAGACGGGTCTAACCCGAACATCGGTATAATCAAAGATGGCGGTTTAAGTGTGCCTTACGTTATTTGCTCTGATGTAACTGCGCTAACCGGAAGTGCTGAAACAGGCGATGCAAGAATCAAGACCATGATCTATGGTAACCCGTACAACTACAAACTTGGTCTCTTTGGCGATTATGAAGTCGCTGTATCAGAAGACTATAAATTTGGTGAAGGTATGTTGACCGTCAAAGGCGAGGCAATGGTAGGCGGTAACGTATACGTTGATAAGGGCTTCGTTGTACTTACAAAGAAAGCAAACGCAGACAGCTAAATGAGGGCTTTATTGTCCTGATAAAGTAAGTAAATGCAAATGGTTGTTAATAGAGGGCAGAGACTGCCCTCTTTATATTTGGAGGTGAAACGAATTGGACAGATACGATGAGCTGCTAAGGACAGATGTATTTGGATTGCCGGTTAATAAGGCATCTGTTGCGCATATACATTTAACAGCAGGTCAAGCCTGTGCTGATGATGCAGATGGAATTCTTGATGATACCGCATTAGGAACTGAGGCGCAAAAAGTAACTGAGTTTCTTAATCCTATGCCATATCCAAGAAACTTGACCGTAGCAGCTTCAGCTGCTACTGCTGAAAAAGCAAAAGTGATAGTACATGGCACTAATATTGCAGATAAACCTATATCGGAAGAGTTCGATCTTGATGGCGCAACACCTGTTGTGGGCAGTAAGGCTTTTAAAACAATTACAGCAATTGAATTGCCTGTAAAGGCTGGCACTGAAACGATAGATGTCGGTTGGGGCGACAAGTTAGGATTGCCTTTTATGATGGCGAACAAACCTTTAGTATTTGCATTACAAGACGGGGCTTTAGAGACAACAGCCCCTACTTTAACAGTAGATGCAGATGAAATCGAAAAGAATACTGTTGAGCTAAATTCGTCGCTTCATGATGAAAAGGCGGTTGACTTATTCATATTCCTGTAAGAGAAGGGGGCCTTTGCCCCCTTTCCTTTGAAAGAAGGTGATAGACATGGCTTTATTGGACGACATCAAAGCTGCATTAAGGGTTAACGATACCGATCTTGATGGTGAAATACTGGACCTTATAGAAGCAGCAAAAGCAGATCTAATACTATCCGGCGTGCATGAAAGCAAGGTCAATGACGACACAGACCCGCTCATAAAACGGGCGATAACGGTATATGTCAAGGCTCATTTTGGCTATGATGACATGGGCGAACGATTTGCACAATCTTATGAAAGCCTGAAATGCCATCTTGCTTTATCGACTGAATATGCAACAGGTGATACATCATGAGAGATTATAGGCATAAAATAGACTTCTTGCAAAGAGAATCCGGTAGGGACGATTACGGAGAACCCGTAGATACTTGGAAGCCTTTCAAAGAAG